ACGGCGTCAATATGGCTGTCGAGATGCGTAGGAGACGCAAACGCGCGGGCGTTCTTAACGCAAGCCAGGATGATGGCGATTTCGTAAGGGTGAAAGTCTCGGCCTAGCCTTAGCGTGGCGATATCAGCGGCAAGCTGGAAATTTGACTCGATCCCGCCGTAGCCTTCGCCGCGCTGGTCAATGATCTTAGCCGCTTGGCTAAGCAGTTCGTGAGGATTCATCTATACTCTCCAAGAGTTCCGCCCGTTCGCGTAACATGCGCAGCACCGTGTAGCGTTGGTGCAACCGCACTAAGACCGTGGAGCGTCGGGTGTCCCGCTTCTCGGCTTCCAGAAGGTCCAAGACCTCCTGTTCGGTCAGATCGGCCAACCGATCATTAAGCTCTTTCCATGTCAGATAGTTCGGCAAGGGCCAACTCCGCTAAAGACTTCTTGTCGTGTAACGCGCTGAAGATACGCTCGTCAATAGTTTTATTACACATCAGCACATAGCACCAGACATCTCGGGTCTGGCCGCTGCGGTGCAGCCGCCCCACGGTCTGCTCGAACAGTTCCAGTGACCATGGCAGGGACAAGAAGATGATTTTGTTGCCGCCGAACTGAAGGTTGAGCCCGTGGCCGGCGCTCTTGGGGTGAATGGCTAGAAGCTCTATTTCCCCTTTGTTCCAGTTTTCAACGGCATTTTCTTCGTCTATGGTGGTGAGTTTATGCCTACGTTTTAGCTCGGCTAACTCTTCTTTGTAATTGTAGACAATGATGGTGTTATCGTGCTGGTTCTCGTCAAGAATGTCCTGAAGGGCGTCAAACTTCTGACGCCCGAACCACTGGGCTACGCCATTAGCGTCATAGGCAAAACCGCTGGTTAGCTGTTGAAGTTTGTTTGTGACCGCCGCCGCCGTCGGCGCGGTGATCGTTTCATGCACATATTCCCTTTTCATATTTTCATACGGTGTGCGGTCGTCCAGATCGCAGCGCATCTCGACGACGTGGAGCGGCGGCAGCTTGTCCTTATACTCGCCAGGCTCCAGCACATAGGTCGCCGGCTTGATTGTTTCCATGACCTTGGGCAGCGCGTTTGGCAGCGGCTCCCACTGGCCGTAATCGCGGTTTATGCAATAAAAATACTGTTGCAGGAACGCGCCCTTGCTACGGCCAAGCAACGTCTGATCGACGACTTTGCACTGGCCAAACACATCTTCTAGACCGTTCGATGTGAACGATCCGGTTAGCCCCCACCTGATCTTGAATTGGTCGAGGATTTTGAGAAGATGTTTGAACCGTTTGCCAGACGGGTTTTTCAACCGCGTCAATTCGTCGAAGACGATGCCATCAAAGCCAGCCGGATCGACGGAGGGGATGTTATCGTAGTTGGTGACAACGATGTCGGCGGCCGAATCAAACGCTTTCTTGCGTTGCACGGCGACGGCGATGTCGAACGTCTCGGCCCATTTGCGCCCCTCTACCGGCCAAACGTCCGTGCAGACGCGCTTGGGCGCAAGGACCAGCCAGCGGTCGCAATGTCCGCGCACGGTCATCTCGGTCATGGCGGTCAGCGTGATCGCCGTCTTGCCCGCGCCGACTGGCGCGAGGATCATTGCCCGATCATGGGCGAAGAGGAAATCGGCGGCTTCGTGTTGGTATGGTCGCAAATCCATTCGTCGACATCCTGTGTTGACCATAGGCAGGCGTAGTTCTGGTTCAACGCACGCATATCAGACGCAAACATTTGTTGTAGCGGCGATAACTTGCCGCCGGGGCGCTTCAACTCGACGAAGTGCGTTGACCCGTCCGCAAAGCAAACGACGCGATCACTGACGCCGCGATTCGATGGTGAGACGAACTTATATGCTTTGCCGCCAACGGCTTGCACACACTTGACGAAATATTTTTCGATGTCCTTTTCAAGCATGAAATTATCTCTTGCACACTCGTAAAAGATTGTCTAGTGTCCGAATCATCGAAAGGTAAGGTTATGTCTCACTCTGCAATCGTCGGCGGCTCAACCGCCAAGCGGCTCATCAAGTGCCCTGGGTCGCGCAAGTTGGTGGCGGAAATGCCGCCGCAACCATCCAGCAAATACGCCGAAGAGGGCACACGCCTCCATAACGCCATGCACATGATCCTGTCGCATGGCGACAAGGTCGAAGACTACGCGGACAACGCGAAGTTAATTTTTGCTCTTGACGCGCTGGATCAGATCGACCCTGATAGGCAGCTTGAGTTCGCCACGGAGGTTAACGTCCATTTCAATGATTTTCTCGCCGGAGTTTACGGTAGTTGCGATCTCGTTGGCCGTGTGGGTCGTCGTGCGGTAGTCCTCGACTGGAAGTTTGGTGACGGCGTTGCCGTCGAAGTTGAAGAGAACGAACAGCTTATGTTCTACACGGCCGCAGGGATGCGGACGGCTGAGCTTGCTTGGGTATTCGACGGCATTGAAGAGATCGAGCTTATCATAGTCCAGCCGCCATATGTGAAGCGTTGGGTGACGACGGTAGAACGCATCAAGCAGTTCGAGCGTGCGCTGTATGACGCTGTGCAGACTTCGTTCCGACATGACGCGCCATATGCCAGCGGCGATCATTGCCGTTGGTGCGCGGCCAAGCCGGTCTGCCCGCTATTGACGGGCAAACTGGAACGCGCCGTTGCGACGGCGGTAAAGGCGATAGACGTGGAGAAAATCAGCCATGCTCTGGAAATGGCGCAGATTGCGGAAGATTGGGCGAAAGGCGTGCGTGAACTGGCGCAGACGTTGTTGGAAAACAACGCCCCGGTCCCAGGATGGAAACTTGTTCCCAAGGTTGCCCGCCGACAATGGGCGAACGAGGAGAGAGCTAGAGAAGCTCTTACAGAAATGGGACTGGATTCCGAGGAATTGATCGTAACTGAACTGAAGTCGCCGGCGCAGGTTGAGAAGGTGCTAAAGAAGCACAAGCTCGAACTGCCGCGCGACCTGACGGTTTCGATCTCATCAGGTCATACCATCGCACCGGAGAGCGATCCCCGGCCGGCGGTCATGACGATAGGCTCCGATATTCGTCGGGCCTTCTCTAAACTAAAGGTCTAAAGTAATGTCTAATATCGTGAAGTTCGGTAATGCCAATCTCCCCACCGCGACGTCGCTTGCGGCGTCGCTGCGCACTCTCGACGTTGACGCTGGTGTCGGCTCGGCCATCCTGAAGATGGACAAGACCGGCCACTGGGTCTACGGCGCGGATCAGACTGAGATCGACAAGGAGGGGCGCTGGGCGGTCAATCCGTTCTCGTTCGTCCACGGTTTCATCGCGTGGGGCGAAGGCGAAGTGCTTGGCGAGAAGATGGTGTCCATTACGGAACCGCTTCCCGAACTGGACGTGCCCCCGCCCGGCGCTAAGCGTGGGTGGGAGCCGCAGATCGGCATGAGCGTCAAGTGCCTTTCTGGCGAGGACAAGGGCGTCGAGGCGCGTTACACGGTTACGTCCGTGGGCGGTAAGCGCGCGATGCACCAGCTTGCCATGAAGGTTGCCGATCAGGTGGAGCAGAATCAGGACGCGCCGGTGGCGGTTCTGAAGCTGGGCTCCGAGTATTATCAGCACAAGAGCTACGGCCGTGTTTATACGCCGGTGTTTGACATCATCGAGTGGATCTCGCTGGAAGGCGAGCCGGTCGTTGAAGCCGCGCCGGAAGACACTGGCCGTAGTCGTCGCGGATAATAGGGAGAGTGGGGGCGCAAGCCCCCGCTTTTTTAAATGAAAATCCTCGACATCATCAAGGAAGAGGCCGCGCGAGGCGGCTACACGGTCGCGCAGATCTTGGCGGATGATCGAACGTTGCGCATTACCAAGTTGCGTCAATACGCCATGTGGCGGGCGCGGGCGGAAACCTCGCGGTCGCTGGCTGAGATTGGGCTGATGTTCAAGCGCGATCACACAACGGTCCTGTATGCGTATCAGAAGATAGAAGCAATGCGCCCCGACACACGGGCGGCTTTGCCGCCGTTGTTCCAATTACCTCCTAGATTTGCGTCTGTTTCATATGGCGCGCGACGGTATCTTGGCGGGGAGTGCCCGCGCGGTCATGGGCGCTTGCGGTATGTCGCCAATGGCGGGTGCGTGGAATGTAAGAGACTAAACAATTGGGCGACTCGACATGCGAAAAATAGTCTGGGAACCAGAGATGGACGCGCAGATAAGACGCTTGGCTGCGTCGCGGTTGAGCAGCCGAGAGACTGCTGAGCGAATGGGTTTGCCGCATGAGCGCGTAAAGAAACGCGCCGCGCGGATCGGCGTGCGGTTCGGCCGATATACTGCCGCCCAAAAGAACACGCCGGGCGGCCATCGCGCCGCCGACGAGCGTAGCGCCGAGCTACTGAGACAAGTGGGGATGCGGATATGAGTGACGACATCGTGAAGCGGCTGCGAGAGTTTAAGCCGATTGAGTATGTTGCCCGACAGGAAGCCGCCGACCGCATCGAGCAGCTAGAAGCCGAACTCGCCGCTGCAAGGAAGGAGAGTGCCGAAGTCTTCTGTGCTCTACAAGCCGAACTCGCCACAATGAAACATAAAGCGGACGATAGGCTTGGTTGCATGTTGGAAGCGACAAAGCGGGCAAGCAAGGCGGAAGCCGAACTCGCCGCCGCCATAAAACAGCGCGACGAAGCCAACGAACAGGTGGATTTTGAGCGCGAACAGCACGGAAAGACAAGCGCCGAACTTGCCGCCGAGCGGGAGCGGGCCGAAAAGAATGAGACAGAGTGCCGCGAGGCGATGGAGGATCGTGACGCGATAGCCGCCTTCCGCGACGAACTCCGCGACGAACTCGCCGCCGCACAAGGCAACGCGGACGACAACTACAAAAAGCTGATGGAGTGCCGCGCCGAACTCGCCGCCGAGCGGGAGCGCGTGAGAGAGCTTACGGAAGAAATGCAAGAGCGCCGTGATGAATTTGCGGCGTATCGCATAGACGTAAATGACCGCATAACCAAGCTGCGCGAGGCGCTGGAGGAAGTGACAAACGCTTTGGCGGAAAGCGAGGAAGGCCCGCGCATAGACCGCGCCCGCGCAGTGCTGGCAGAAACCAAAGGAGAGTAAGATGACTAAGACAGTGACCATTGACGGTATTGAGTATGCGCCTGTTCAGAAGAACACAGGAACACGCGCCGTTGTTGTTGTGGACCGTGGTTGGATTTTCGCGGGCGACGTGACACGCAAGGATGGACGGATTTATCTGTCAAACGCGCTTCACGTTTTCAAGTGGGTGTCGGGTGGTTTTGCCGGAATGATTGCGGACCCGAAGAACGCGAAAGCCGACCTGCGAAAAATTGCAGACGTAGACATCCCAGAAGGAGCTGAAGTGTTTTGCGTCCCCGTGCCGGACGGATGGGGGTGCTGATGGCCAATACCTTCTATCCTGTTGGCGATGGCGCTGGCTATGGCGATGGCTATGGCGCTGGCTATGGCGATGGCTATGGCGCTGGCTATGGCGATGGCGCTGGCTATGGCGATGGCGATGGCGCTGGCTATGGCTATGGCGCTGGCTATGGCGATGGCGCTGGCTATGGCGCTGGCTATGGCGATGGCGCTGGCTATGGCTATGGCGATGGCGCTGGCTATGGCTATGGCGCTGGCTATGGCTCTGTAGACCGAAACATGCGGCGGAGGCGGGGATGAGTGACCTTATCGAACGCGCAGCAAAGCATGTCGCAGCCTTGAACGGCCATTCCGACGAATGGGAACGCTTTATGGACGAAGCGCGCGACTATGTGAGCTTTGCCGTCGAAGAATGCGCCAAGGTTGCGGAAGGCTTCCCGCGTAACCGCGAATGGGTGCCTGGGAGCCTTTACGACACGCTGCGGCGGGAGACGGCGGCGGCTATTCGGAAGCTTGGAGGCGGGGATGAGTGACGATATGACGCCTTTCAAAATAGACCTTAATCCACAAGACGCGGCGGAACTTATTAAGGAACTGTGCGAGGAGAACACCCGCCTCCGCGCGGAACTCGCCGCCGAGCTTGAAACATCAATACGCGCGCGGGCCGCACATGGAGCCGCGCTTCTCAAGATAATGAAGCTGCGCGAGGCGCTGGCAAAGGCGCGCGATTC